ATGGGTATGAAAGGATTAGGCCGGGCTTTCGACATTCAGCCGAACTTCGCGCCGGTGGACATCAATACCGCTGGCGCAGTCGGTCTTCCGGTTGACCTGTCCAACGCTGGTGGCGTGACGTTCGTTGTGTACGCGGGGGCCGCCGCATCCGGCGCCGACGCATTGGTGCTAACTCTTCGTGAGGCGCAGGATGGCGCGGCCACCGGTGAACAGGATCTGGACGTGGTTACCGAATACTTCATCAAGAAAGAGGCCACGCTTGACGGGGATGAAACTTGGGAGAAAGTAACTCAGTCGGCTGGAGATATTACCGTCGCCGCGGCTGACCGTGACAAGCAGATCATTCTGGCGTTCTACGTCGATGCAGATGACCTGTCGGACGGTTTTACTCACGTTGCTGTTGATACTCCTGATTCCGTAGCTGTTGCTCGGTTGGTTGCATCTCTTGCCATTCTGCACGATCTGAAGGTTCAGCGTGCTCCTGAGAACCTGCCGGCAGCACAGTAAGGGATATCTGATGTCCTACGAGGAAGATTACCTGATGCGTAAGGTTGGTGAGTTAGAGCGCCAAGCTGCGTCGGCTGAAGATTTCCTGATTCGCCAGGTAGATTACCTGAGCCGCAAGGCTGGTGAAGTCGAAGATCGGTTAACCGAAGTCGAAAACATCATTAAGGCCGCTCAGGCTAGGCGAGTACCGAATTCGGGGAGTTAACAATGGCTTGGGAGCAGTTGTCGAGTATCTATCGTGAAGCAGCCGACGAGCTTCGCGCAGAACTCGACACTGCTCCCTTGGCCTGTCCCAATGACGGTGAACCATTAGAGCAAGGTCCGAATGGCCGCCTCCACTGTAAATTTGATGGATTTGTTTGGTCAGGTAGGCAGGAAGACCGATGACCAACACGGAAGCTGGGAAGTCCGTCCCTAATGGGAGTGTCGAGGGTCGGCTGATCCGCATGGAGACCAAGTTGGATTTGGTCATTGGCCACAATACCAAGATGAACGACGACCATGAGTCTAGACTGCGCGGTCTGGAACGTCGGTTCTGGATAGCGCTCGGGTTTGCCGTGGCGAGTATCAGCCTGAACGCCGGGCAGCTGCTCACGTACATCGCAGCGCCATAACTGAATAATTTCATTCCTAGTTTATGGTAGGAGGGAGGATCGATGAAACGAGACGGTTTTACCTACGCTAATCTCGAAGATGTTAAGAGCGCGCTCGATGTGTTGGAAACTTCCCGGTCCGAGCCGCAAATTATCCGGAATCTTCGATCCGCCTCAGACAATGTAGAGGGCATGCTCAAACGGCGTTTCTATCCCGAGATAGAAACTCGCTTTTTCGACTGGCCTACTAGGCAGTATAACCGTCCTTGGCGGTTATGGCTATCTGGTAATGAGATCATTTCGGTATCCGAATTGGTAGCTGGCGGTGTGATTATCGATTCGGCTGACTTCTTCCTTCGCAATGATGATGGAGACTCCAAACCGCCATTTGACCAAATCGAGATTGACTTGGACTCTAATGCCATATTCCAGTCTGGAAATACCCATCAACGAGCGATCTCGGTAACTGGATTGTATGGTTACGACGATGAGTCCGAACCAGTTGGAACACTAAGCGGAAATATTAACGACACGGTTACCACAATTGATGTGTCCGATGGTTCGTTGATTAGTGTTGGTGATTTGGTTCGTGTGGACAGCGAACGTTTGGTGACGACCGCCCGAAGCTTCGTTGATTCCAACGTCAATGTTGGCGGCCTGCCGGGTGGTTGGGCTGTTACACAAGACTTTGTGGCGGTTAGTAATGGGTCTCTACTAAATATCGGTGAGGTTATCCGGGTTGATTCTGAACGTCTGCTGATCACCGGCATTTCAGGCGTTTCTGGCAACAATTTGTCAGTAAAACGTGGTTGGGACGGTACTGCGATTAGTAATCATACCGCACCAACTGATATCTTCGTGTCGCGAAGATTCACAGTTAAACGGGCGGCTCTTGGTACTACAGCAGACAGCCACACCGACGCTACCGCGCTTGACAAATATTCAGTACCGCCGTTGATTCGTGACCTTACAATCGGCGAAGCAATGGTGACGTTGCTTCAGCAGCGGACAGGAATGGCTCGTACGATTGGATCAGCCGATGCTGAAAAAGAAACGCGAGGGATTGGCCTAGAAGACCTTCGGAAGCAAGCCAAACATGCCTATGGTCGTTCCGGCTATAGAGTATTGGCGGTGTGATATGGCAATCAAGGTTCGTGGCTTGTCCAAACTGTCCAAGGACTTGGATCGAATTGGCCGGAATCTGAAAACCGGCGCAGAACAAGGTACGAACGTTGCGGCCAAGAATCTCGCATCCCAGATTACCTCCTCTACTCCTGTGGACAGTGGAGCACTTCAAGATTCGGTGCATGCCGAATCTAACCGCGTGATCATTGGCAGTTCCGAGATTAATTACGCGGAAGTGGTTGAAGAAAATGAACCGTTTATTAGGCCAGTGATTGACCAAATGAGCTCGGAAATTGTGAGTGATATCGTGGATGCGATACGGAGGGAACTTTAATCATGGCAACTTTAGCAACTCAGACCATCCCGGTCGACACCGGGGAAAATGACCTCGCTGGAGCGCTTGCTGCCGCAGCTGCCGGAGGCGATACAGCAGAGGTGGGCGAAGGAATTTTCCTGGTCGTTCTAAATGGCGATGCGTCGCCGCATACAGCCACCGTTGCTACTCCAAGTACGTTCCATGGACTTGCTATTCCAGACGTGGCGGTAGTGGTAGCAGCGGACGATATTGGCATACTGCCACTTTCACCGGAAGTGTTCAGGGGCGCGGCGAACAGAGCAACTATCACCTATGACGCGGTTACTTCGGTCACCGTGGGCGTGTTCAAGTTAGGTCGGTAATATGACCTCGCCCGTTACTGTTGACCCAGCGCAGGAAATGCAAACTGCGATTTGGGAGATTCTGCGCAGTGATGCTCAGATCATGACGTATGTTACCGATGTTTTGGATGCGGACCCGGATCAGCATAACTATCCGGATATTGTTGTGCCAGACCCGATCAGCATTCCAAACAATACTCATGACTCGGTTGGTCGAAAGATAACGGTGCGAATTCATACTCGGGTACGTGGTGACGTGCGGGACCGAAATCAACGTATCGAGAACATCATTGGTGGTCGCATCATTGCAATTCTCGACCACCAGCATAGGGTACTAGATACATTTGTTGATGGACACAAGGTGTGGATGGTTCATCATGAAGAAGGTCGACAGGTGCCCGAGAAAGACCGTTCGGTACGACACCGGATCGATCGCATAAGCGTTTGGACTTCGCAAGATTAAGGAGTAATAATGGCAGGTTTGGATGCCTTCGGTACGCAGTTCAAGCGCGATTCAACTGGTTCTGGGGCCTATGTAACAATTGCAAATGTTAGTAATATTTCTGGGCCTGATCGGTCCAGAGAAGCCTACGACGTAACTACGCATGATTCGCCAGATCAGTACCGACAGTTTACAAAAGGTCTCAAAGATGGTGGCGAGGTTGCTCTCACCATCAACTATGACCCTGCAAACACGGGTCATGCGGCCCTTGATGCGGACTTTGAAGAGGATAGTCTTCGGAGCTATCAAGTCGTTATTCTTCCAGGGGAAGCCGACCAGTATACGTGGCAATTCTCGGCAGTAATAACGAACATTAGCGATGAGTTCCCGGTAGATGACAAGATGGAACGGGAAGTCACCTTCAAAATTTCCGGTAAGCCAACTCTGACCGCGACCGGGAGTTAATGATGGCTCTACTGTCTAGAGATGCGATTATCGCAGTCCAGGATATCAGGCACGAAGATGTCGAGGTTCCCGAGTGGGGTGGAACGGTCCGAATTCGAGGTTTGACCGCCCGGGAACGATCGTTAATGGAAGCTACGTTTATTGCCGTGCGTGGTGAGAAACTGGAAATAAAGGTAGATGCACTTCAAACAATGCGGGAGAAGTTGGTAGCTGCTGCACTTACCAATGAGGAAGGGCAACGGCTATTTGGAGATAACGAAATCAGGGAACTTGGTAAAAAGTCGAGTGAGGTAATTCAGCGGCTTTTCGATAAGGCGCAAGATCTATCTGGGATGTCTGAAGCCGCCGTAACGAGGGCCGAGGGAAACTCCGCAGCCGGCCAGAACGGATCTTCAGGTTCCGACTTGCCGAACAATTAGGCATGACCGTTTCTGAATTGGATTTACGGCTATCTTCGTATGAGTTGACTGAATGGATGTTATACGAGAAAATCACGGGTCCGCTTGGGAGAAAGCGACAGGACATCCAAACAGCGATGATTTGTGCGACTTTGGTAAATGTGAACCGTGGCAAGCGGGGTACAAAGGCTAAGATTAGTGATTTCATAATTCCATATGAGAAGCATCGGTCGAATCGGCAAAATCCACAAGAGATATTGCGGACAGTAAAATCGATTACAAAGTCTATGGGCGGTCAAATCGTCGAAGGTGAGGTGGTAACAAGTGGCAACTCTTGAAGAGCTTGTTATTCTGGTCACCGTTGATGGTGTGAATGAGGCCAAAGGCGAACTTAAGAAAGTAAGTGAAACTGCTGAAGGCAGTTTTAAGAAGTTTGGGGAAAAGGCTGATCGCGCTGCCAATGTTGGTATTCTCGCGTTCGGGGCCGCAGCGGTAGCTGGTGTGGCAGCTGCCGAAGAATCGGCTAAGGTTACAGCCGAACTCGAAAACGTGTTTAAGCAAATGGGCGGCGCAGGATCGCAGGCATTCCTTCAGGCGTCGGATCAGGCTGAACGTCTCAGTCAGTCCATTGCTGTTGATGATGAGGCAATAACCGAGGTACAAACCAAGCTTGGCACGTTTGGAGCGATCTGGAAAGATCCGGTGAAAGGCGCAGAGAACTTTGAGCGTGCTACCACCCTAGCTTTCGATTTGGCGGCTGCTGGGTTCGGTGCGGCTGACTCGAATGCTTCTCAGCTCGGTAAGGCACTGGCTGATCCAACTAAGGGTATGAGTGCTTTGGCTCGGTCGGGAGTGACGTTTACCGACGCTGAAAAGGAAAAGATCAAGCAGCTTCAGGAATCCGGGGATTTGCTGGGCGCGCAAGAGGTTCTGTACGATGCGTTAGAGACTCAGGTTGGTGGCACTGCCGAAGCTGGAGTAACCGGATCTGAGCGTATGGCTTTGACCATGGGTGAGTTGGCAGAGAAACTTGGCTCGGTATTACTTCCAATTGTGGATGACCTGGCTAGGGCTTTGGAGAGTGCCGCTAAGTGGATTTCTGAGAACGAAGGTGCAGCCAAACTCATTCT